AAAAACGTCTGGGAACTGTTTGTTGAAACGTTTAAATTCCATTGGAATGTACTTACCAATGGCTTTATGCTGGGGCTCGATAAGATCAAACTGGGATGGTATAAGTTTAAAGAGGCTGTCGGTTTGGGGGATTCTGCGGAAAACCAGGCGATGATCGCACGGATAAATACCGATGTGGAGAACCGCAAACAGGCGATTATCGACGGAGCGAACAGGGTGAAAGAACTGGCCCGTAAAACGGCAGATTCTCTCTCCTGGGAATTATCCTGGAAAAAGGATGAAGCAACCGGAGAAAACAAACCGGCTCCCGGAACGGAAGCAAAGCCGGGTGAGCTGCCGAAAGCCGGGATACCTGATTTCGATTCCCTGATGAAAAAAATGGGGAAATCCAGCGGTCAGAAGTCCGGAAAAGAAGTAATTGACCTGAATGAGGCGGTAACCAACAACAAAGGGGATACGGCATATTCAGCCATCGCTTCCCGGCTGACAATGGTAAAAATGCCGCCAGCAGCAGTGTCTCCCGTACAGGTTATACCCCCTGCTCCCGGTACTCCGGTAAATAATATTAACGTTCCGGGAGCCGCCGCCCCGGTCGTGAATGTAGATAATACCGATTACACAGGCAAGGATAAGACAGAGGTATTACAAGGTATTGCGGAAAATGTGTCCGGAATCCGTTCAATACTCGGCGGTGGTCTGGCGGTTCCGGCTTCCCAGGAAGGCCGAATCTTTCCGGATATCCCTGAACCTTCCCCGGACCCCGCTAACCAACCGGAAACCGGCAGGAACAAAACGGTTTACCTGCGCGGAATCTATGACAGTGTTATCCGGTTGCAGGGTATTGCCGCTGCCATTGCTGCTGTAGTAACCGTGGGCGGAATGAATCCGGTGAATCCGGTTGCCATCCCTGTGGTCACACAGATCAGCATGCCGGAAGTCCCGGCTGCAACGAGGACCGAAATCCCGGTTTTGGCCGCTGCTCCGGAATTGCCCCGGACAGAGAAACAGCCGGACAAAGAAACCACCACTGGGAATAAACCAATAATGTACCTGGATAAATATTGCGAGCAGGTGGTTATTAACATTCAGAATACCGACCAGCGCGGTACCGACGAAATCCGGGAAACTATCCGGGAAACATTAACAGATATATTCGATCCGTATGAAGCATAAGTTTAATATTCCGAACATCGGCGTTTCTCTCCTCACCCGGAAAGGTCTCCCCTTCCCGGGAGCCTTGACAGGGGTACGTCCGGCAGGAACCTATAAAGGGGACGCACAGGAAGATTACGAAGTGGAACCGGAAGCCCCGGAGGTAGAGGAATTTATCCGGGGAACACGGCTGCGGGGGAAAGACAGGTTAGGCCGCTGGTATTTTATGCCCGTGAGCCTGATTTACACGTCTTCCGAAGGAGAAAAGAAAACGATCGAACTGGAGCGGGCGGAAATCAAAACGGTATCGGCAAAGAAAAATATCGTTGAAACACCACTGGTAGGCCGGAAAGGGGCTGTCCGGGAACTGATCAGTTCCGAAGATTTTAAAGTTTCGATCCGGGCAGTCGTGAGGACGGCAAACGGGACCTATCCCGCCGACCGGATCGTAGAGCTGAAGGAACTCTACAACGTAAACGAGGCGGTGGAATTGAAATCGGTACTGACCGACCTGCTTTTCGACGAAAACGACAAAGTCGTAATTACTGAAATGAATTTCCCGGAAACACCCGGTGTCGAAGATGAGCAGGAAGTGACAATTGAATGTACAACAGACAAACCTTTTGAACTAACCCTTGAATGAGTCATGTTTACCCTTAGCAGTGAAATAACGATAGGCGGGAAAAAGTTCGGCGGCGTGCATGACGTCCGGATCAAACGGTCCATTTACGAACTGGCGGCAACAGCGACGGTGAAAGTTCCGGTGACGGCGGTGCTGAAGCAAGCCGGGAAACCGGTGACGGAGGTAGAAGTGGCGAAGGAAATCAAAACGGGGGATCCCGTGGAGATCCGGCTGGGATACGACGGGATCCTGAACACGGAGTTTAAGGGGTATGTAAAGCAGCTTAACCTGAAAACACCGCTGGAAATTGTCTGTGAAGATGCTTTTTACCTGTGCCGGAAACAAAGTGTTACCCTATCCGGGAAAACGACGCTGACAGATGTTATCGGGAAATGCGGCCTGACAGCCGGCTACACGGCAAAACTGGCTCTGGAAAGCTTTCAGGTACCGAACAAACCGATATCGTGGGTACTGGCAAAACTGAAAAAAGATTACGGACTGTCGGTATTTTTCGATCTGGAAGGACGGGTATATGCTGCAGAACCTTTTAAAATGGTCGGCGACACGGTAAAGTACCGCCTGCGGTATAATGTAATCCGGGACGACGATCTGAAGTACCAGTTGGCAGAGGACGTTAAGCTG